TGTTCCTGCCGGTATTCTTAGGAATGTACTTCCATACCTTACCATCATACGTATCTATGCAAGGAAATGGTGGAAGGTTGCCAGCCTTCTCACTCTGTTGGAAAGGCATCGGTTCAGAGATAACATCGGCGCGGCCAAGTTCACCAGCCTTCAGGTTACGTGACACAGCAACCGAATGGAACTTGGCATTCGGCCATGCAATCTGCATTGCTCTCGAAAGAACGCCGGTCGAGATGGCAACATAAACCTCATCAGGTTCTGGGATCTTAGATGCAGCCTTGACGATACCGGCAGTCACAAGTTCATGCTTTAGACCAAGAGGGACAAAGAATGCATCATCCTGTGTATTAGCCCAGTCACTGGCAATCTTGTTTAGGTTCGGCATTGCAGCAATACGATGGAACGATGCCTCTGCACCACGCTCAATGCAACATGCCTGATGGTGCGAGATTCTCTTGGCAGAAGGCATGAATAGCTTGACCTTCTTATCATAACGTTTGGCAACATCAAGGATAGAGACACCGGCAAGACCTGTACGTGGCTGGACATACACAATAGTCGACTGATTGATTTTTGACATCAGACAGTCACCACCGCGTACCTTGGTTCCTGTGATAAGATCATCACGGACACACCGAACACCGTCGTGAACCGTAACGACAGGATCAGGATAAGGATCAGACCATGTTCCGGCCAGTTCTAGATAAAAATCCTTGGCACCTTGCCAACTACGATATCCAACATCCTTGTTATAACCATCTACAACATGTTTATCATGACTCATGCCATATTCCTTACCAGTTGTTTGTACTGATCCACACTCAGACCAGCTTTATCTATTATATAGCCGTCTGATGGGTGGTTGGTCATTCCATTAAACGTATCTACTAAGCCCAGATCAAGCATCGCTCTTTGCCGTCCGTAAGGATGGTCCTTAATTCTGCAAGAAGACCACACGGAATCAAAGCATAGGTGATTGTAGTCTGATCCTGGTTTGACATAGTTTTCAACCCATCGGATGAAATCGCAACAGACGTCTTCTGCATCATAGGGATAGGCACCTGTATCGGCATAGATCTTCTCCATAACGTTATCCAGGAATACTTCCTGCTTCACTCTGTTAGTATTGATTGCTAGATACGAGATACACTCAACAGCATTCGTACCGTAGTAGAACATGCTTTCCTTGTTGACATACTGAGGATACCAGTCAGCAATATCAGCAATGAATGCAGCGTACTGGAATCGATAGACACGAAGGCCATGTCTTTGGTTCCAAGCAAACATCCATTCACCGATCTCACGAAGATCCCTCTTGGCATTAGATCCTTCAAGCCACCCAGCTAGTTCACGACAAAGCTTCGGTGCAAACTCAGACAAGTAGTAATCGCCGGCCTTCCTATAGTTCTTACCCTCAGGAATCTTAGGGAAAGCTGGGAACTGATATCCTACCGACGTATAGAATGGATATGGATAATTGTTCAACCGACGAACCATGTCTTCGATTGAATTGCATTCGTATAAGTGTGGAAGGATTGTGTTGTGGTATCCAGACGGCTTTTTCGAGTAATTAATGCCAGACCCAGTGATGCGATGTAACAGAAAGACATAAAGCCATTCTGGGAGGCTAAAATAAGTGTGCCTGCCTGTCCAATCGCGGGCAATGTACCCACGTTCGCGCGTATGGAGTCCCTGTTCCATCTTGTGCCAGTATGGATGTTCAGGAGTCCAACCATAGAACACATCGTTTACGATCTGAGAAAAGCCGGCAAACTTACGGTTGACTACATCATAGAGTTCTACATTTTCAAGAAGGTTATCGGCCATGGCCGACTCCTTATATGGAATCGTGCCTAGGTTACACTTGGCCTGTTGGTCCTTGGCCAGTTCAAAGTATCGAAGATACTCGTCATAGTATTGTGTGGTTTCCATTATTCTTCTTCATGACACAGGAACATCACACTGGCTTCCCTGAACATCTTTTCAGTTGTCTTCATAGATGTCCTCCAGGTATCAGAGATATTCTTAGGATGTTCCATGATAACCTTGGTGATTCCTACCTGAATGATACCCTTGGCACACTCAGAACACACAGGAAGGCCAACAACATATAGTGTAGCACCATCAAGTGATACGCCGTTATGACATGCATTGTAGATTGCATTCATCTCACCATGCACAACGTACTTGTACTTCTCCTCACGATCATTATATCGATCATCAGTGTCCTTGATGCCGCGAGGAAACCCGTTGTATCCCTGACTGAGGATCTGACCCTTAGAACCAACAGCAACGGCTCCAACCTTTACCGATGGATCCTTTGACCAGGTAGCAACTTCCTTGGCCATATCAAGGTAACGGCGTGTCCACTTGTTCATTACTTCACCATATCAAAATGACGCTCATACACGTGGAGGTTGCCGACATTCCAGATGATCTTGGGTTCACGAACTAGTTGTAGATCGTCACACAACTGGTCGGCAACATAATTCTGCCATGCATAGTCGTTACGATACCCAAAGACGACGTCATTAGAACGCATCTGAACTACAACAATCAACCGTTCATCACGGATCATATATTGAACGGCATTGGTGCACATAAAGTCTGACATGCCATTTTCATTATAATCTTCCCACATACTAGGCCGAGTATAGATCATCACAGCACGACGACTATTAGGATTAGTATGCAGCTCGTTAAGGACGTTTAGATACTGCAGCCCGTTATTTTTATGATAGATTGCCCAACCATAGTTAGAGTTGATCTTACCTTCAGTAGAGGCAACCTGTTCCCAGATGGCAGGAGTCTTACCAGGAATATCCTTGACGTACAGAGACATCGACTTATACCAATCGAGCTCACGCTCTACGTACTCTTCATTGACTTCGCCAAAGATAGTCGGTTGGTCTGCTTCGAAGTTTGCACCGATCATCTCAATAGTCTTGACACCGGTCTTATCAATGACAAAGTTCTCAGCAGCAAGCTCGTTGATGAAGTGCTGACGAATGTCGGAAACCTTAAGCATTATGCCATCTCCAAATATACGGTGTATCGACCTTTGTTATTTCCATTGGTTGACCTCGTTGACTTTTTGATCTGATACACCCAGTTATGAATAGTATTCTTTATAACATCATGTTTAATAACAAGATCTTTAGTCAGACTTTTTTCATCTATGCTGCTAAAATGGTGAGGAGGAAGCATGTCAACAGACCACTGATTGTCATGAACTCGGGCTGATATGATGTTAGTATATAGTCCATCTTCAACAGCCAACTTAGTCAGTTTAACACAGCGGTTTGGCCAATAACAACCAAATGATGGATAATCTGATAAATCAAATTTAACTCTGCTCATCTTACTTTACCACCTTAAGCCGGTTGAGATAATCACGAGTTACTGACTGACCTTCCATCTTGCCGCGGATATACGACACGGCAAAGCTGGCATAGTTGATCAGATCTTTGTAGGTATCTTCGAGAGACTCAAAGTTTGCAGTCTCGCCAGACTCAAGAAGAGACTGTGCACGAAGCATCTTGCCATGCATTGTATCGTGGATCGAGTCGACACCACGGCGATAGTGCATTGCCTGAAGTACGTTCGAGTTAGGGTTCTGATAGTCCTGAGACTTCTTGAGTTGCAGTTCGATGCATTCGCGCAGGACTTTTACTGATTCACGTTCATTAGTCATAATATATCCTTCTTATGCAAATACTTTTTGGTATTGACTATGTAACTCTACCACGCTTTTGATTTCTTGTACATCATTAATTTGCTTAAGTGAAGAACAAATTTTATATCCAAAAGATATGGCTTCGGACTGAGTTTTAAATGATGCACATCCTTTACCACACCAATCACTGTGTTTTTTGCCATTCGGCATATAATTACTAACTGCAAATCGTGTAACATACTTGTTAGTACCTTTACGATAGTAGCAGTTAAATTTTTGATTTCCACCGTCCTGGGTGGCTCCATAATAATGGTTAGAAATTTTCATAATATAATATCCTTATTGCTTGTACGAAGAGATAGAAAGGTCATACATTTCACTAATCTTTTCAGGATTAGTAATCGTCCGGACCTTCTTCATTTTTGTCAGATCATACATGCGCATGTCTGCATTACGTGGACCAAAATTATTAACAACGAAGAAACTATCAGGAGTTGCTTCATAGATAGCAATATGTTCATCACGAGCTGTAGGATTTGATACGAAAAACAGTTTATCTGCTGTATCGGCTTTATACCATTGAGAACGTTCTAATGGCATTGCACAGTGCTTTCGAATAACCGTGCGGACTTTAACTTCTACCTTTGTGTCATCGGCTATGATATCTTTATGCATATCATACATGTTACTACTAAAGGTTACATTTTTATATTCACCCGAATCGATTAGATAGTCAATTACAAGTCGTTCGCCGAGTGCACCTGTTTTTACGATATTAGTCATAATATTTCCTTGATTTTAGATTGTTGATTTTAGATTTAAGGTTCTACGCAAAATTAAATTCGACTATAGTGTTTATTCCAACCCGAGTCGGTGACCCGAAGGCCTTCGGATGCAAGAAGTGGACGCCACATAGATTCGCACACATACTTAGAGGTGTTTGCATTTTGGATATCATAGATAAGACGATTAACTGCTGCAGTTTGACGGACAGTCTTTGTTGGGAATGTTGCCAGGATTTCCAAAGCTTTGGTCTTGGCTTCATTCAAAGGAAGCTTATCAAGTGTGCCAAGAATGGTAAGTTGTTCGTCTTTTGTCATGATATAAAGGCCTTTCAGGTTGGTATAAGCTTATCCTATACCAACCTGAGTTAATTGTACACAGTTATTTTAGTAACGCACCGATCCATGATAACCACACCGGAATATAAAACAAAAGTGATATGAACGGTGCAATGTTATCACGGTACTTCCAGCGGCGGCCGCTCTTTGATACTGACCGGGTTTTTCCCCATTCGCCCGGGAAAAAATACCCGAATGCCAATATCAAATAACCTGGCCACCACAGGAAGTACCTCATTACTTCAGCCGTGCCAGCAATCCGTGGTTACCGGCGTGTGATGGCGCTTCCCATCCAGCCGGCTTGATGAGATCCGGCAATCCAAGAGGATTCGGCCTGCTTGCCTTCACACCAACTTCCTTGGCCATATTTGCACGAAGGACACGATCCCATGCATTATAACTATCGATGCCCATTGCATCCAATGTACCAATAGCAACAACACAAAGGTCAATCAGCCCATCAACAATCTCTTCGGCATCATTATCACGTACGGCATTCTTAGTCTCGGTTAGTTCCTCATCAAGAAATGCCATACGGAATTCAAGAAACTGCTTGAGCTTCTCCTTATCAAAATCAAAAACCTTTTCGTTTACTTGGTAGTACCTGTGCATAACACCAATATCACGTACCCAATCTGCACTCATTATATTCTCCTTGTTGTATTATTCAATCTATCACACATTGACATTAATGTACACTAACTTTGTAGTGCATCAATAAATTCTTGTGCCGCGGCGCTAATCACCGGCAACCCACCTAATGACTTATTCTTCAACTTCTTGACAAGCTTCCTAGCCTGTTCCAGATGATACGTGTTAGCACGTGATGTATGTGCGATACCATCTAGATGATCCATTTCATGGAGGAATACACGAGCAGTCATGCCAGTGAATGTCTTAGTAGCCGTCTCGCCATCAGGTGTAGTGAAGCGGACCTTGATGCTCTTTGGCCTTTTGATCTTTACGAAAAGATTAGGATACGAGAGGCATCCTTCCTCGAGCATAACCGTCTCAGTTGTTGCATCCACTACACGAGGATTGAAGACACCAATGATTTCCTCTGCTCGCATCACGAATGCACGTGTACGCACACCGATCTGGTTAGCTGCAAGACCCATGCCATCATTCTCACGCATGGTCTCGGCCAAATCTGTATAAAGTTGACCAGGATCCACAACCGGGTTCTTGAAGTCGAACGCCGGCATCACCTCACGTAGGATCGGGTTGGTCCTATTTAGAATAGTTGAAATCATGCCATTGCCATCTGGATCTTGGCGATCACTTCATCGGCAGTATCAAATTTATCAGTCGACAGAGAAATTTCTTTACCCTTGTTCATTATGATGTACCCGGAATCAGCGTAACTTCCCTGTGCTGGAACCTTTGTCACACGCTCAATGTGTCTAACATTGATATAGTGATCAACTTTATTCATGTCTCGTACCCAAATAAATCTTGTCATGCTGCAATCCTAATAATATGGCCTTTATATGGTTTACCATTTTTGGCCGCCTGTGTAAATCGTATGTAATTATAACCATGTTCAATGCAGTATTGTTTGGCATTATCCACAATAACACCATCTACAAAATAAGTAAACCTTAATTTTTGTTTGTGGTCTTCAGATTTTGGTTTTCGCATTTTATCTTTGTGTGATTCTGATAATTTAGAACCCTTTAAAGAAGACACTAATCCAGTTTTTGATTCGGATATTTTTTGCTTAGTTTCATTGCTGTGGGATCGACCAAACATTGGATTGTTCTCACCAGTCATTTGCAAACTTTTATTTTGTTTCCACTGATCGGTGTGTTCTTTGCCAGTCATACCATTTAAATGTCCATACATGGCACCACCGGTTCCACCCTGATGCACATTGTAAACTGGCTTTAATTGTTCAATTAATTCTATTTCTTTTTGAGTTGCCTCAAACTTTGTATCAAACTGTTCTATAAGTTCTATAGTAAAGTTATTAATACCATATTTTTGAATAGCTCGTGATATTACCATTTTAGATTTACAGTGTTGGTTTAATCTAGTCTGTAATGGTTGTTTAGTGTAACCAATATAGAAATTTCCATTGATGATATTAATAATTTTATATATTTTAAACATAGTAATGAACCATTATTGAACTTACATTACTATTTATACTTTCTCTTGTTTCTCTTGTTTTATTACTGAAAAATTGCTATGTTTTTCAAATTTAATAACAGAATGGAATTTATCATAGAGCTGATCACCTTTATGACTAATAACAAAGATATTTCCATCTGTTATATTTGATAGTATATCCATAAGATTGTCATTACCAGAGGTATCTAATGACGAGTCGAAGACTTCATCCAAGATAAGAAGATTGGTGGAAGCAGAATTACGCAACTTAGCAATAGCCCTCCAGGTAAACATAAGAGCAAGATCAAGACGACTTTTCTCGCCCTCGGAGAAAGATGCATAAGAGAACTCGTCTCTAAAACGTGATTTAATCTTTTCATTGAAGTTTTCATCCAATTCAAATTGGACAAAGAAGTCCATGGCCGCGAGGTATTTATTGATAAGCTTGTTCATTATGGGAACGTACTGCTTAATAATTCTGGTCTTGATGCCAGAGTCCTTAAGTAGAACACCGGCAACCTCAATCACCGACCGCTCATTAGCCAGTTCTTCCTTGTACTTCTGTTGTACAATAAGATGGCTATTAAGTACATGCAAATCTTCCTTGCTCTCATCAATGACTGTCGTGTTCTTCTTAAGATTCTTGATCTCCTGTTCTAGTGTGCAAATACTAGAATTCCACGATCGGATGTCAGAGTTGAGTTCGGTGATCTT